GTGCTTTGTACGCGCTATACCAAACCTTAATCAGTCTGAGTAGCATAGTGTTGTCATCTAATGCCGCATTCCGCGGAGCAAAAGCTGCAAATACTGCATCACGTAGTATTTCCATATGAATGTAATCCTCATGTTATAGATTGTTAAGAACCACTTTACTTTAACCCAAAATACCGGGCTCGAGAAGCTCTTCGGAAAATCGAGGCTGGGTTACGATGTCTTGTAACTTAGCTACTAAACCGTTAAGCCGAGCAGGAGCAACACCAGGATGGTGCCGTACCACAAGCTCGATATGTAAAGTGTCCCCAGAACCGGTTTCGCCATCAGATGGCAAACGGACGGAAGTTAGATGAAATCTATGGCTGGAGAGCTTAACAGCTCCACCTTTGATTGAACCAACTTCGAACGACGTGTTAAGTCGTTCAGTTTGAAGCGGAACAGTTTGATCAAAAGTGAAGACTTGCTTTTGGCCAAGCTGACTTGTCAGCGTAGATGCAACGGGTTTGTATTTCATAATATAGACCTTAAGTTAATTGACGAGGATTTACGCCAATATCTGTCGAAAATACGACAATAATTTGACATAGGAATACAGGGATGCCCAGTGCTAGCGTCTTCCTCTCAACTGCCAAAGCAGAGAGAAGGAGTCCGCGTAGCGTTTAAGGTTCATCTTTACAGTCATCTCCGGAATAATGGAGAGGCCTGGAGGATTCCTAGGAGCCCGCACAAGACGCGTATGCGTAATAGTGCCCGTAGAGTGTACGGAGCCGGTTCCCCTATAATACGGGGTCTGTGTTGTAGGCGGCGGTATCTTACATGATGTCGTACCCGAAAGGGTGACAGTGTGGACAACGCGCTCAACATAAACCTCGTAAGCGTAAGCAGGATCGACCATGAACTGCGATGAAACGTAGTTCAGTCTTTCACCGAAGTCGATGAACCAATCAATAACGAAGCTATACGGAACAAGTTCCCAAGCAGTCTTAATTGGATCAGCATGGAAATTCTGAAATTCGGACCAGGTCCGCAGAATCCCTAATCCACAACGGCGCTCAGAAGAGCGTGTCGTAGAGACAGTCAGTGTAGCGGGGCTGAAATCAGTCCCCCACCCGGCGGTTTCGCCGCAGAGTCCGATATCTAACTTCTTAAACGAAGTTACGGAGTTCGAATCAGAAGCCCGGACCCTATCTAAATAGGACCCGATTTTACCCACCCTTGACATATCCTTCTTGGCCTGATCGGCCAAGTCGTTTAATGCCATTAAGACAGGAGTAACCGCATAACGATGTTCCAACCACACGCCCGTTAGGGCGTCCATGGCGTTTCCGCCACGAGTGCGCTTGGTATTTCGTATCAGTGAGCGCCACATTTCCTTCGCCTGCTTACGACCATGCTTAGATACAAGAGATTGCATCAAGAAATGGTATGAGCGATATAGCTTAGTAATGAGCGAACTCGAATACTTAACGAATTCGGGTGCTTCACCAATCTGAGTACCGAGATCAAAACCCCGGTTAGCAGCGTTGTTCCAACACTGCTTCAGTAGCGAGTCAGAGCTACGAACGTCAGGCATATCGTCAAAAGTTTCCCGAAGGAGACCAGATGAGACAGCCTGACTATACCACGGATCTGACGTTGTTGCTACGAACTTTGCGATGACACCTTTAGGTTTCCCAGTTATTGGGTCCTTTCTAGGGTCGTAGAGCTCGGTATTAGCAATGTGCATCAAACCTGATCCAGCAAGTATTACGCCAAACTTGGTGTAATCCTTAATCGGCAAAACTAAAGGCCGAGGATTAGGCAACGGTTCGTCATTAGAATTCCGAGTACTGGAAAGATAACTCCGAGTCCGAATATTATTATGAATCTCGTTGGCACCAGTACGGTCCCAACTAGACGAATAATACCGAGTTCCGGAGGTAAATTCTTTATACTCTTTCTTCATATATGACGTTCCTTTACCCAGTTGGGTGGTAGGTTGTAGATAACTAGAAAACTTCTTTAAGTTGCATGTCGTTATA